CAGGTGAGGAAGTTGTATGTATTGAAGAGCTTGGAAATGATATTGTATTTAGAAAAGTAAATCCTTTATATTTATTTACTATTCAATCACCTGAAACTTATAAAATAGAAGATGCAGACTGGATTGTAGAATATACTATGATGTCTGTAGGTCAAGTTATTGACATGTTTCATTTAGAATTAACTAAAGATGAAATATCAAATCTTGAACAAAGTAAGGAATATAATTCAATGAGAACTGGTGGTATTCAAATGGCTTACAACAGAGATATTACTGTTGAAGAAAGATTTGGATATACAGCAGGTGAGTTATTTGTACCTAATCAGATTGCTACACATTATTTTGGTGGTGCTTATGACCAAAGAGGTAATGTTAGGATAATGAGAGTGTGTTGGAGATCTAGAAGAAAGATTGGTAAAGTTGCATATTATGATGAATATGGTAGTCCACAAGAAAAAATTGTAGATGAATATTATAAGATTGATAAAGATGCAGGTGAAACTGTAGAATGGTTATGGATTAATGAGTGGTGGGAAGGTACTAAGATTGCCAATGATATTTATGTAAAGATTAGACCTATTCCTTATCAATCAAGGAGTATGAGTAATCTATCAGAAAGTAAACCACCTTATGTAGGTATTTATTGTAATACAAATAATTCAAGGGTACTGTCATTTATGGATGTTATGAAACCTATGGATTACTTGTATGATATATTCTTTCATAGATTAAATCTAGCTATTTCTAAATACAAAGGCCCAATGTTAGCAATTAATGTTAGTATGATTCCTTCAGAATGGGATCCTCTCAAATGGTTACAGTATGCAGAAGCTACTAATGTAATGTTTATGGACCCTACCAATGAGGTACTTAAAGGACCTCTTCAAGGTAAATCAGCAGGTACATATAATCAATTAGCTGCAACAGGTATCAATCTTGAAATGGGTAATTATATTAATCAACATGTTCAACTACTATCATTTGTTAAACAACAGCTTGATTTAATTTCAGGGGTTAATGAATACAGACAAGGAGATATAAAAAGTGATGCTAATGTAGGTACATCTAACATGGGATGGACAGCATCTAACTCTATGACTGAAAAGTACTTTGCATTACACAATTCATTTAAAAGGGATTGTATGGAAAGATTATTAGAAGTTGCTAAATATGTATGGAAACAAAACCCACATAAAGCACAATTTGTACTTGATGATATGGGTGCTGAAATTGTAAGTTACTATGATGAGTTTGCAGAATCAGAATATGATATTCATATAGATGATGGTCCAAATACACAAGAACTTATGCAAGCACTTAATCAACTTGCTCACGCAGGTATGCAAACAGGTCAGATTAAATTTAGAGATCTTATTGAAATTTATAAGAAAGATAGTGTATCTGCTCTTGCTAGATATTTGGAAGAAGCTCAAGATAAAATTACTCAAGAACAGCAGCAAATGCAGCAAATGCAACAAGAATCTCAAGAAAGAATGGCAGCTCAAGCAGCTGAACTTAAAGCTCAGGAATTGCAACTTGAAATGGAGAAACTTAATAGGGAAGATATTAATAGACAATTGGATAGAGAAAATAAAATTCAATTGGAAACTATTAGAGCAATGTCTTATGCACAAGATCAAGATATAAATGAAAATATGATACCTGATGTATTAGAACAAAGTAAAATTGCTTTACAACAACAAAAGCAAACTTTTGAGCAAGTTCAAAAAGATAAAGAACTTTTAATGAAAAATCAAATGGATGAAAGAAAATCACAAATTGAAAAGCAAAAAATATCTTTAAAAGAACAAGAAATAAAGAGTAAAGAACAAATAGAAAAACTAAAAGCAGAGACAGCTCTTAAGATAGCTAAGGAAAACAAGAACAAATACGATAGTAAATAAGCTATATAGAAAAACAATAGTTTATTAATAAATAAATAATTAATAATAATAATTTTGTAAGAATAATATGAAAACACGTAAATTTTACAGCCCTGATTTTGAAGCTCCAGGTGGAGGTGCAGGTGAAGTAATTGATAATTCATCTGATAAAAATTTGGTAAAAGACACAAGTGAAACAAGTGAGTTTGATTTTGATTCAGAACTTTCAAACTTAATTAATGATTCATCAGATGATGATGAAACTAATGCACCAGAAAAGAAAGCAAAAGATTTTGCACCACCTACATCTGAAAAATCAAATACTACTTCTGATGATGATGAGCCATTGTACAAAGTATTGGCTGAACAACTTAAATCTGAAGGTCTTTTTGATGAAGATGATTTTGAAGAAGATGATGATTTTAAATTTGATGGTACTCCTGATAGTTTTAAAACTTTAATGGAAAGACGAGATTTTAAAAGAGGTGTAAAAATCTTTGAAGATATTGTTAGTGAAATGCCAAACAAGATGCGTAAGCAGTTTCAACTGTTTATGGATGGTCTTGATGAAGACTCATCTTTAGAAATTGGTAGTAAAGCTATTGATTATGCTTCAGTAACCAGAGATGAATTAGAGTCTAATACTCAAAAAGCTGAACAACTTTACAGAGAACTTCTAAGAACTAAAGGTTTTTCTCAAGAAAAAATTAACAAATATGTTGAGAGAGCCAAGGATTTAGATGAACTTGCTGAAGAAGGTTTTGAAGCAGCTCAGTCATTAAACCAAGAAGTTCAAAAACAAATTGAATTTAAAAAACAAGAGGAACAATATGTTGCTCAACAAAGACAGCAAGAAGCTCAAAAAAGACTTCAAGCTCTAAAGTATACAATTAATCAGACTCCTGAGATTTTTAAAGGAGTTCCTCTTACTGATAAAATGAAAGAGCAATTGTACAAGTCTATGACTGATACAGTAGCTTATGATGAAAACAAACAACCCTTAAACAAAGTAGCTGCTTTGTCAAGAAAAAACCCAGAAGCATTTAGAATGCAACTACACTACTTGACAGAACTAGGTCTATTTAATACTGATGAAAAAGGAAACCTTAAACCTGACTTGACTAAAATTATGCGTCTAGCAGAAACTAAAGTTTCTAGATCAATTGATGATAGATTAAAAAAAGCAGCGTTTAAATCAGGCTCTAATCTAAGTAACACACTTAATGATAAAGAGGTTGATGTACTTACCTCATTAGAAAATTTCTTAAATAATAAATAACAATGCAATTATTTCAACTACAAAAATACGCAGCTAAGGACTACAATGGTCTTGTAACTGCAAACAACTTGGGTGCTCTATACATGAAGCGTCCTCAGCTAGTAACAAACACTATTCATCAAATTTTCAGAACTAATTTGAAGAATGCAATGTTTGATTTTCTTAATCAGTTTCCAACTGTAGAAGTTGAAGAAAACAACTTTTATGAGTGGATGCTGCAAGGTCAACATGATAAAAATATTCCTTTGTTGGAAGCCTATGATGCTACAGGTACTTCAGCTGCTACAGCTGGTGAACTTGGTGCAGGTATTGCTTCTTTCTACATGGTATATGGTGAAGAATATTTTGAACCAGATAACATTCTTAAAGGTAACAAAGCAGAATATTTACTTCGTGTAATTTCTGTAAAACCAAAAGGAACTAACTTTGAATATGAAGTAGAACTTCTTACTTCAGATCCAATGCTTTCTGTACCTGCTGAAGAACTTGAAGCTGGAAGCAGATGGGCTAAGTTTTTCAACGTAGCTCCTTCAACTCTTTCTAACAGAGGTCAAAAGCCTAACTTTACTTCACCTTTCAGAATGAGAAACCGCATTACTATGCAGCGTTTTGAATATGAAGTTCCAGGTAACATGATTAATGAAGGTAAAAACTATCCTTTGGAATTTACTTTCCCAGGTGTAGATGGTAAACAAGAACGTGTTTGGATTAACTATCTTGACATGATTGCTATGTACCAAGCAGAAGTAGCTAACGTAGTTATGCACTTCTATGGTCTACATAACTTCACTGACAAAGATCTTTTCTTGAACAAAGATGCTTCTGGTAAATATCCTTTGGAATCAGGTGCAGGTCTTTTTGAACAAATTGCTCCTTCTAACATTCACTACTACTCAACTTTGGATCTTGACTTCTTGACTGAAGTATTCTTAGATCTTTCTATTGGTAGGATTGAAATGGGTAACAGGGTTGTTACCTTGTGTACTGGTGAGTATGGTATTCGTGATTTCCACAGGGCTGTACTTGCTAAAGGTGGTACTGAACTTTTAATTGGTTCTGGTGGTCCTGGTCGTTCTAATGATACTACTATATTTAAAGAAGGTGCTAAAAATCTTAATGGTATTCCTAAGTCACTTTCTGCTGGTTTCCAGTTTACTAAATATTACTCAATCAATGGTATTACATTTGAATTAATGTACTGTCCAATGTTTGATGACAAAGTGTTGTTCCCTGAAGTTCACCCAGAAGGTGGTACTACAGAATCTCGCAGAATGCTTGCTCTTGACTTTGGTGGAGAAGCTGGTATTAAGCGTGTATCTGTAAAAGGTCAACCTTCAGTTTTCCGTTATATCCCAGGTATGCGTGATCCATTCACTCCTGCAGGTAAAGGTTCTCCTTCATTGGCAGTATCTAGATCTGATGGATATGAAATTCACAGAATGATGTGGGGTGGAATGCTAATTACTGATCCAACAAAAGTTGTAGATTTCCGTTACAATTTAGTATAATAAAAAATAAATAATAGGGGAGTGAAATACCTTCCCTATTATTTTTATATTTGCAAAATAAAAAAATAAGATTATGGCTAAAAAGACAACAGATTTAGAAACAGAATTGACAAACTTTCTAATTGAAAAAGTGGTAAAAGTTGTACCAGTTGTAAGACCTAATAGTTGGTCATATAAATACCAAATTACTGAAGATGGTAAAGACAAGACTAATGGTGCTTATCAGTTTAATACAGCTCTAACATATCTATCTGTACCAATTAATAAAAGAACAGGTATTATGTATAGACCACTTGATAATATTACAAAAGTAAAAACAATTCAATTTCCTAATGATGAAATTACTGAACAAGAATTCTTTGAAAGAATGTTAGGTTTAGGTAAAGGTGAACTTGATGTAAATAAGTACAGAACAGATGAAAAGGGTAATCGTTATCCTGATACCTTCTGGCAAAAACTTGGTACAGTAAAACTTAGAAATGAAGCAAATATATTAGACCTATCTAATCCAATGGATATGGTTAAATATAAAGTGCTAATGCTAAATAAAAATGTAGTAGCACCTTCTCCTTCTGATAAAAATAAAAAACGTACTTATAGATTCATGATTGTAGATCAAGAAGTAGCTGAAGTACAAGAAAAACAAGATCTTAATATAAAACTTGAAGCATTCTCATGGTTTGCTAGGATTAAAGCAGATATTAATGAACTTAAAGAAGTTATGTGGTTAGCTGATTCTCGAATTACATCTACTACAAACTACGATTATGTATTTGCTTATGTTGGTAAACTAGTAAATGATTCACCTGAAAACTTCCTGAAAATAGTACAAGATCCTCATAAAGATTCTAAACTACTTTTAATGAGAGCAGTTAAATCAGGTTCATTAGTATTAACTAAAGAAAAAACATATCAATTTTTAGATGGTAAAGATATTGGTCCAACAGTTCATGCAATTAAATGGATTGAAGACCCTGATAACTTTGCTATTGTAGAAAGACTAAAAGAGCAATCAGGTTATGACAGCTAATCAGATGTGGGAAAATGTACTAGTTACATATGATGCACTTTATTCACAAAGTGCTCCTGGGTTTGTTGACCCTGAAGCTAGTATACTTTTAACTAAAGCACAATGGTATTATATACTCCAAAGGTTAAATCCTA